TCAAGGCCATCACGAAGGGCAAGCCGCTCGAGACAGTCGAGCTGTCGGTGGTGGCACCCTACTGCCGCTACGATGCGGTCGACTGCCTGGAGCTGGGCGAGTACGCCTGGAGCAAGCTCGACCCCGAGCTGCAGCGCCACATGGTGACCATCGACCAGAAGTGCATCGAGCCGCTGCGCGCCATGGAGGCGGCGGGCATGGCGGTGGACGCGGGCCCGCTCGAGGAGTCGCGCAAGGAGTGGAGTGCGCGTTGCGACCAGCTGCGCGCCGAGTTCGAGCTGATGACCACCGCGTCGGTCATGATGCCAACCAAGGTCAAGGTGGCTGACGGGCTGTTCAAGAACGGCAACGTGCGCTATCGCACGGAGATCCAGGAGCTGCCGTGCGAGGCGGGCGCCAGTATCAGCAGCAGCGAGCAGATCAGCAAGTGGTGCTACGACGTCCTGCAGGTGTGGCCGACCGCCGGGCTCAAGCGCAACGCCAAGGGCTGCTTCAGCACGGAGAAGGAAGTCCTGCTTCCGTTCCAGCAGCTGCCAGGGCTGGGCGGAGAGCTGGCGCGCATGCGGCTCGAGTTCAACAAGCTCGACAAGCTGGTCAGCACGTATGCGCGTCCCATGATGGCGGCCCCGTCGCAGTACGCCGACGGTCGGCTGCACTGCTCCTTCAAGCTCACGGGCACGGACACGCAGCGCCTCGCGTGCGCCAACCCCAACCTACAGAACCTTCCTTCCCGCTCCAAGGAGGGCAAGGCGGTACGCAAGGCCATCGTGGCTCCCCCGGGGCGGAAGATCGGTGTGGTCGACGCTAGCCAGGCGGAGCTGCGCATCGCAGCCCACCTGAGCCGCGATCCGGAGCTGTCGCTGTGCTATGAGCTGGAAGAGGACATCCACGCCGGTACGCTGGCGAAGATGCGGGAGATCAACCCAGACTTCCAGCGCACCGATGCTAAGGTGGTGAACTTCAGCAGCCTGTACAACATCACCGCCCAGGCGCTGTCCAGGCCCGACAAGATGAACTGTGAGGTCGAGCGCTGCCAGCAGGCGCTCGACGCGTTCTATGCGCGGTTCACGCACATTGCGCCGTTCCAGGAGTGGTGCTACAACTTCATCATCGAGAACGGGTACATGCGGACGATCGACGGCTTCCGCCGGCCGATCGACAACCGCGTGGTTTACGACAAGATCCTGGGTCGCCGCGCGCTGTTCTGGAAGTCTCGGAACCGCGGACCGAACACGGCCATCCAGGGGAGCGTCGCCGGGCTCATGAAGATCGCCATGATCAAGCTGTACGACCAGTGGCGCGCTGAGGAGATCTGGGGGCTCGGGCCGGGCCAGGTGGCGCTCCTCGCACAGGAGCACGACAGCTTCGTGTTCGAAGCCTGCGACACTGTGGCAGAGAGGGCGCTCAAGGATTGCATCTACCACATCGAGCATGCGGTGAGGCTGCGCGTCCCGTTCAAGGCCGACGGCAAACTCGGCCAGAGCTGGGGCGATTGCAAATGATGTTCGAAGTCCACACCACGATCCGGAGCGCGCTGCGCGCGGAGCTGCGCGATCTACACGAAGAGACCTTACCCGCCGACTACGTCCCGAGCTTCCGGCGCGAGTCGGCGGCGGTGAAGCGGGAAGACGGGCAGATCGTGGCCTACGTCACGTGGCGGGTGCTCCGCACGTACGCGTGGCTGGATCGCATCGGCGTCTCCGAGGAGTGGCGGGGCGAGGGGCTGGCCGGACAGCTGCTCGACTTCGCGCTCGGGCGCGCGCGGGGCAAAGAGTGGCGCACATACATCGCGGCCCACAACATCCCGTCACAGCGCCTGTTCATCTCCCGCGGCTTCGTGCCGTTCGCGCACTTCATGGATCACGACAACGCGTTCATACGCTTCAAGAGAGGACTGCCGAAGTGAAACAGAACCCCGACAAGCAGCTCATAGCGGAGCTGCGCCAGCAGCTGGCCGCGCTCGAAACCCGCGCCGGGCTGGAGGACCAGATTCGCCACCTGTCGACCCGAATCGATCTTCCCGGAAAGAAGCCGCTGCTACGTCACTCGCCGCGCCACACGCGGCCGGCGGTGGCGGTGCTGCACTGCTCGGACTGGCATGTAGGCGAGACAGTGGACCCGGCCAAGGTGAACGGGCTGAACGAGTACAGCCCAGCGATCGCCGAGAAGCGCATGGAGCGCCTGTTCGCGGGCGCGCGCTTCCTGGTCGAGCAGAAGCGCCGCACGTTCGACATCCGCCGCATGCTGGTCACGCTGAACGGCGACATGATCTCTGGCTACATCCACCCGGAGCTGGTGGAGGCCAACAGCATGAGCCCGGTCAAGGAGGTACTGTTCGCGGCGAAGCACATCATCCGCGGGCTGCGCAACCTGCTGGAGATCGACGGCCTGCAGATCCACGTGGTGTGCCAGTTCGGGAACCACGGGCGCACCACGGAGAAGACGCGCATCGCCACCGCCGCCGACAACAGCTACGAGACGCTGCTCTATCACTTCGTGGCCGCGCACTTCAAGAGCGAGAAGCGCATCACGTGGCAGCTGCCGACGGGTCATCACGCGGTGGTCGAGGTGGCGGGCATGCGCGTGCACGTGCACCACGGCGACAGCGTGAAGTACGGCGGAGGTGTGGGAGGGATCCTCGTGCCGCTGACGCGCGCCGCGCTCCGCTGGCGCGCGATGTTCAAGGCGCAGCTCAGCCTGGTCGGGCACTTCCATCAGTACCATCCCGGGCAGGTGCTGGTAGTCAACGGCTCGCTGGTAGGCCACGGCACGTACAGCGACTTCCTGGGCATCGAACCCGAGCCCGCGCAACAGGCTTTCTTCCTGATCGACGCACAGCGCGGCGTCACCGAGCACTGCCCGATTTGGGTCCAGGAGGCAGCGTGAGCATCCAGCTTTACCCGTTCGACGCGAAGCGCGACTACGAGGCGGTCATGGTGGCGTGGGTGCAGCAGCTACTGAACAGCCCGACCTGTCTGGCCACCTACAACGTGAACCGCGCCGAGTTCGTGGAGGAGCTGATCCCGGTGCTCGACGCGTGGGTCATGCGTCCCATGCAGCTCAAGATCTACACCGACGACGCGGGCGGCTGGCTGGCCATCCGCGAGCCCATCGAGCTGGCGCTCGTCTCAGGCCAGAAGATCCGGCAGCTGGTCATGGAGCGCATGCAGGACGCGCGCGTGTGGCACGGTAACGACGCGTTCGCCGCCACCGCGAACCACGACGCGGTGTGGTGGCACCTCTTCACCGAGTGCCCGGATCGGTACAACTCGGACGCCGCGCTGCGCCGCATGGCGCGCGCGCTCAAGGCGTGTCAAGATCACGGTCTGTGGGGCTGAGCAATACGGAGGACGTGAACAGATGAGCTTCGAAGACGAAACGTTTCACTCACGACAGGCAGCGTATCACCCGGCCGTGACCGAGCCCAACTCGGCCCCGTCCGCCCCCGTCGGGCCGCGCACAGAGATGGTGCTGAGCGCGGACTCGGATGAGCGCAAGCGGACCCCCATCTATTCCGGGGTGCTTGCCTACTTCCCGCTCGCGATCGCGGCCGTGGCGCGGGTGAGCCAGCGCGGCAACGACAAGCACAACCCGGGCGAGCCGCTGCACCACGCCCGCAACAAGAGCAGCGACCACAAGGACTGCATGGCGCGCCACCTGTGCGACATCGACACCTACAACCAGGAGTTGGCCGAGTACGAGGACGCGGCGTGCCACGCGTGGCGCTCGCTGGCGTACCTCCAGGAGCTGGAGGAGAAGCGGCTGGGCAAGGGCCTCCCCCCGGGGGCCCGTGACGACTCGAAGGCGGCAGGGAGCAGCAACACGCCGTCCCGGTAGCATGTCAGCAAAGACCCTGGACAAGGGCCGGGCGCGAGCGCTCCTGGCCGAGAAGCGGCGGCGGGAAAGGTTTCCCGCCGCCGTTGCGGCTTTGGTGGCCGGGCTGTTCCCGGCGCAGCGCCGGATCTATGACAGCACGCACCGGCGGATCGTCTGCCACGCGGGCCGCCGCGGTGGCAAGACGGCCGTGCTGCTCGCGCTGGCCCTGTCCAGCGCGCTGGCGCACCCGGGGGCGATGGTCCCCATCATCGAGCGGACCCTGAGCTGCGCCGCCGCTGACACGCTGTGGCAAGAGCTTCAGATGTGGGCCGTGACCCACAACGTGGACGTGGTCTTTCAGCACACGCTGAAGATCGCAACGTTGCCCAACGGCGCCTACCTGCAGATGTGGGGGGCTGACACCGCAGAGGCGGCCGACAAGCTGCGCGGTGGCAAGTACCACACGGTGCTTGTGGACGAGGTAGGAGCGTGGCGCAGCAGCATCCTGCGCTTCCTGGTGGTGGACGTCCTCGAGCCCGCCACGTTCGACTACCGCGGCCACATCTATCTGTTTGGCACGCCCACCGTCCTGAAGGATGGCTTCTTCTGGGACACTGTGAACAATCCGGGGTGGGAGTGCCACCACTGGGATCTCCGCGACAACCCGTACCTGGGCGCGTCGCGCGAGGAGCGGGAAGCCCAGCTGGCAGACGTCCGGGCCACGAACCGCTGGACCGAGAAGACATCGCAGTACATCCGCGAGTACCTCGGCCTGTTCACCGACACGTTTGACGAGTGCATCTACGCGCTCGGTCCGCACAACATGGTCACCGCGCTCCCTGACGCCCCGCTGAGCGCCTGGACCTACGGCCTGGGCATCGACGTGGGCACGGTCGAGCCGTGCGCCCTGTGCGTCGTGGGGCGCGTCGACGACGCCCCCGAGCTGTACGTGGTCAAGTCCTACGAGCTGCCGGGTGCGACCCCCAGCGTCCTGGCCGCGCATGTCGAGCGCGCTCGAGACGAGTTCCCGCTCTCCTGGATCGTGGTGGACGAGGGAGGCGCGGGCAAGGGCTACGCGGAGGAGATGCGGCGCAGCTACCAGATCCCGTGTCGGCCCGCCCAGAAGACGCTGAAGCAGGCCAACATCGAGTTCATCGCGGGCGACATCGCTAGCGGGCGCATCAAGATCGGGCCTGGCAACGGCCACCTGGCAGAGGACCTGCGCAACCTGGCATGGAACGACGGCCGTACCGACGTGGCCCGCGGCATTCCCGACCATCTTCCCGACGCCTTCCTGTACGCCATGCGCGAGCTGCGGGCGTTCGCGCCGACGGGCATGGGCGACCGCGATGCGCCGGTGCGCGGCACCCCCGAGTGGTTCGCCGCGGAAGAGGCCCGGCTGGAAGCCGTGGCCGTCGAGCTTGCGGTGCGGCGTGACGAAAGTTGGGATGAAGTGCTTGACCGCGACCTCGATGCGGATCATGATGATGGTGACGGTTGGGACTTTGACTGACACCCCGGAGGTTTCGCATGAGCATCAATCAGGATCTGGAGAAGGACGTGATTGGGCCGACGGTCACGATCGATCGCGCAGTGTACGACCAGCTCTGTCTCGCAGCGGCGAGGCTCGACGCGCTTGAGGCTGGTGGGGTCGACAACTGGCCAGGCTACGACGAAGCCCTCCAGGCGATGCACGACGCCGAAGAGTACGGCACCAAGCCGTCCCGGTGAAGATGGTCATGGGGGCTTGCTCCCATGCGGCTCGTTGAGCCAGAAGCCCTCGCGGTCCCCGACTCGGGCAGGTCGGGACCACCGCGGGGGCTTCGTTTATCTAAGGGTAGGAGGGCATGATGGACAGTGGACTGATCTGGTTCTGTGTGGGTGTCGCGGGCTACGCGTCACTGGTGTTTGGCGTGACCGGGCTGATGTCGTCGAGACGGCGCCGGGAGCGGGAAGATCGCGAGCGCCGCGAGCTGAACCGCACCGCGGTGGAGTTCGCGTTACGCGAGCTGCGGCAGGACCTGCGGACGAAGGAGGTGCGCCGTGGTGTGGCTTGACGTGCTGTGTCTCGTGCTGTTCGCCGTGGCGTGCTGGGTGCACTTCGGCCCGCCGTCGGACCCCGGGCCCGGAGTGCGGCCGTGACCTCGAAAAGTTTCAGCGTCGCGGCGATAGTCATTGCTTCGTGCTGCAACCCGCCCGGCCCGGACGTCTCCGAAAAGTTCCGAGCTGAGCGCCGCGCTGTTGAGGCTGCAATGGCCGCTCGAGCCCGCGTCGTCGATCTTTCGGAACCCGTGTACCAGTACCGCGCGCCGTCGGGGGTCTGCCCTGACGACGCGCTGGGGTGCTGCAACACGGGCATGTGCGCCGGGCTGTTCGTGCCGGACCGCGACATCAAGCTGGCCGGAGGCGCGACCCTCCTTCCCGCCGATGCGGCGCTGCACGAGTACACGCACAGGGCGCTCCTCGACTGCGGGCTTCAGCCCGGTCCAGAGGAGCACCCCCAGATCTTCTGGGAAACACTGAACGCTGCGAGAAGACTGCGTGAACAAGAATCTTCAAGATAGATTGTGGAGTAAGATCGACACGTCGGGCGGACCCGACGCGTGCTGGCTGTGGACCGCGTCACTTGACACCAGAGGGCGTCGCGAACGGGAACGTCAGCTGCACGGCGCGGCTGCGCAGTAGCGCCTTGCCCCGCTCGATGTCGATCGGTCGAGCGGCGGCGCGGAGCGCCCGCCTCAGATCTTTCGGGCGCAGCTCTGCGTCCTGTCGGGCGCTGTTGCAGCTGAAGCAGCACGTCACCAGGTTGCTGGCGTCGTTGCTGCCACCTCTGCTGCGCGGCGTGATGTGAAGGGGCGGTCCTGATCCCCCTTCCTCCCCCCGAGTCTATGCGCGCCCTATGCGCGCCTAAACGAGCCCACCGCGTATAGACCAGTCCGCATTCCCGTCCTCCGGGAGTTTCGCTACCGCGCAAAACACGTCTGGGCAGTGCTCCACACCCTGCCAGCCGGCACGTTCTGCCACGGTACCGATGAAGCCGCATTGCGGGCAGGTTACGGTCTGGCCGTAGCGCTTGGGCGACACTGGCTTGTGCTGGGTCTTGTAGTGGTAGATGCCGTCAGAATCCATTCGCCCTCCGTGCCAACTCCCAATTCTTCTGCCAGGCTCACTGGTCCGCGAGCGCGGAGCCGAGCAGGCGGACCAGCGGTCCATGTGCTTAGCGAGCGTCAGCGAGCGAAGCCGTCTCTGATGTAGATCGCCAGCCGCTTCTCGGGACGAATCCACTTCGAACCGTGCTTGTTCATCGGTAGAATGTCTCCGCGTAGGCGGTCCGCGCCAGCTCGTACCACGCGCAGGACTGCTCCTGTGCCCACACAGCCATCCGCGCCCACCGCGGCCCGACCTGCTCTTTTGCGCGCTCAGCCAGATGGGCAAACGTCTGGGCTGTGTGCTGTGCCAGCTCGACCTCGCTGTAAGTTTCGACGTGCATAGTGCCTCCTGTTCAGCCACAGAAGGACCCCGAAAGTTTCGGGGTCCGACTGTCACGTAACCGGAGTCGGGAAGAGACCCGGCCGCTCGCCGTCGCCGCGCTGCACCCAGCCGCCGCGCACCGCGCGCGCCACCGCGGCCAGCGCCGCCCGCTCGCCACAGTCGAGCGCTAGCTGACGTGCGACGCCCCGCGCAGAGATGCCCGGGTTGGCCTCGACGATCTTTCGGACCTCGCGAATGCGCGGTCCGAGGTGAGTGGTGGGTGCGCGGCGCATGGTCACGCGTCCTCGCCGTCGGGATCGTGCAGGTTCAGCGTCTCGCCGCTATCAACCCAGCGCTCGAAAATATCCCACGCTTCTTCGAACGGCAGCTCATCCACGCCCGCTCGTTCGGCCGCCTCCTTGAACGCGCCCCAGTCGAGTCCGAACTCGGCTGCCGCTTCCTGGAGCCCCGCGCGATCTTCCCGGATACAAACGAACGTCCGGCCAACGACGCAGGCGCCGGCTGCCCACAGGAACCGCTGCATCGCAGTGTCAGGCAGTTCGTCCCGATCTGCTTCCCGCATCAACTTGAAGTTAGCCAACGCGTAGGCTGCGCGATAGTGCACGCATCTCATCGGCGGCTGGTTCTGGTCTATTGAGTCGAGCAGGTCGGTGTGCATTCTGACTTGGATCGTCATAAAGTTCCTCCTATCGTGCCACAGAGGCGCTCGAAATGTTTCGAGCGCGACTGTCACAGCGCTAGTTCAGCGTCTCGCCGCTGGCCGCCCAGCGCTCGAAAATATCCCACGCGTCTTCGAACGTCAGCTCGTCCACGTCCGCGCGCTCGGCTGCCTCTGCAAACACGCCCCAGTCGAGCCCGAACTCGTACGCCGCCTCCATGAGCACCTCGCGATCTTCCCGGGCCCCGACGTACGTCCGGCCAGCGGCGCAGGCGCCCGCGTCCCGCAGGAACCGCTGCATCGCAGTGTCTGGCAGGTCGTCCAGATCTGCTTCCCGCATCAACTTGAGGTTAGCCAACGCGTAGGCTGCGCGATAGTGCACGAAAGCCAGCGGCCTCAGACCTACGGGTATAAGCAGGTCGGTGTGTAGTCGGACTGTTGTTGTGGGGCGTGACATGATGACCTCCTCCAGATCTTTCGACTTCAGAACCAGACGTGGTGCAGCACCGCGCTCACCGCGTACGTGACGTAGACGACCATCGTGTACATGACGGTGGCAGTCGCCCAGAACATGTAAGCTTGTGCGTTTTCGGTGGTCATGGTGTCTCTCCTCGCTATCGGGCCACAGAGAGGGCGGGAACATCTTCCCGCCCACCTGTCGCATGCTAGCGTGTCAGCGCTTGTTGCAGATCTGCTGGTGAGCACCGGTGCGCACGCAGCTCAGGAACGTCACCTCGCGGGTCGTCTTGACGGCGCACTCCTGAGCTGCGCCGCGGGCGGCGACACACACCGGGGTGTTCAGCGGAGCGGCCATCAGAAGAGCCCAGAGAGTCGCGATCGTCGTAGCAGCCATGGTGTCCTCCGTTTCGGGCCGCGTCTCTCGCGACCCTCACTATTAGATTCGCACGATCGGGGTCCGGGCTCAAGGGGAAAAGCTACAGTGGTCGCATTTCGGTGTGAATCGCGCCTACAGCAGCGCGCCGGTCTAGAAGTCCACCGTAGCGTCGAACGCGGCGTAGCGCGCACACTGCAGCTTCGCCTCCGCCGTCTTCCTGCGCAGCACGTAGCACCAGCCGCCGTCGGCCGCGTCCAGCAGCTCAGCGGCTGCCATTTGTCCCATCATGTGTACGGCGAGCAGTGCTCCCTGGCAGCAGTCAGACCCCCGCCCAAAGTGGATGGCAGCGGTAGTCATGTTCCCGCGCTCGATCTCGTAGGTGCTGGTGTTGCGGTATCGATGCACGTACATCGTGCGCTCAGCTGCCTCGCGGCCCAGCGCGAGGCGGATCTGGTCATTGCGGTAGGTGTAGGCGGCGTGGCGAAGTGTGTCAATCTCGAACATGGTGTCCTCCGTTGGTTCAGCGGGCGGCGGCGAGACGAGCGAGCACCAGCTCGGTGACAGGCTGTGGCTTTCCGCGAAGCATCGCACGTGCGGCGGCGTTCGCCAGCACCTGCTCCACCCGCGCCATCGGCCAGCTGCCCGTCAGTGTCATCGTCGTTCCCATGACTAACAGTACGGCCGATCGTGCCCGGGCTCAAGGAGAAAAGAGGCAGTGATCGCTTTTTGTGCGCAGGATGTAGGCACGAAATGCAGCCACTGTCGCTTTTCCCCTTGAGGGCAGCCCTGGATCGTGCGATGATTTAGACATGGACAGCGACACACCGACCCCGATGCATCCGAGCTTCAACCCAGACATCGCCTGGGCGGTCGCCGGCGCCTCCGCAGAGCTGCACCGCCAGGAGATGCGCCGTATACAGGAGGCGCGCAAGCTGGCCGCCCTGCTGGAGCCCGAGGACACGCGACCCACCGTCCGCGTCCCCGCCCCTGACACGTTCCGCTGGTAACCCTACACCGCCCGAAGGAGCCTGACCATGTCCGGATACACACACTGCGCCTGTCGTGACTGCTTCGAGACCGTCATCAGCGCCGACACCTGCCCCGCTCTGTGCCGCGAGCGGGACATGGTAACGCCAGCTCAACTCATCGAGGCATCCGAAGCGGCCAAATACGCATACGACCTACGCGCTGAGGTAGAGCAGTGGGCCTTTGAGGCAGTCGGTGACCCGTACAGGGTCGGTGGTCTCACGGCGCTCTACGAGACGGTGCTTGCGCTCTCCGGCTGGCACGTCGCTCACCGGGAGTACCACGAGGCCAATGCCGTGGCCGATGCGCTAGGGTCCCAGTTCCGGCAGGAGTCCGGGCAGCGATGACCACCACCGCAGCCGACCTCTACCGTGCGCTGGCAGCGGATGGCCTCACGCCCGCGCAGATTGCCCGCCAGACAGGCGCCAAGCTGCAGTCGGTGTCCGCGTGCTGCGCCGAAGGCGAGGACGCCTGGGACTGCGACGCCGACGAGGGACCGCAGTGACGGGCTCCGCCCCCCTCCTTCCCGCTCTCTGCGAGGCAGCTGCGGGCTGCCTCGTGGTAATCCTGGTGCTGCTCGCAGCGCTGGTGTTCAGCTGAGCGGCACGCGCGCCAGCGACGTGCCGCCTACAGCCGTAGTATGGTGTGATGCCCGCAGCCAACCACTGCAGAGCATGTCTGTGCAGGACGTGGTTGCCTGCGCGCATCATAGCGCCCCATGTGCACTGCAGCGCTGTGAGTGGGCAGCGTAGGTAGGGGGGTCGGAAACGGGGTCTGGGAGGGGTCTGGGAGGGGCAAAATCCGTGCCAACAAGATCCGTGCCAACCGCAGCCAGCAGCGCGCTCATGGCCACGTCTGTTCCGCCCGGATCCGAATGTCGCGGTGTGACAGCTTCGCCCGGGCATGAATGTCGCGGTACTTCGGCACACTTCGTGCCTGGCAACCACTGTGCCAGACCGGTGGCATGGTCTGTGCTTGGGCACATCTTGTGCCAGATCCCGGTGACACCCCCCGGGGGGCGACCGAAGGGAGTAGCGGGATTCAAAAGACACCCCCTCCAGGAGTCGACCCCTCCCGCTGCTCCTGTGCGTTCGCAGGACGCCCGCAACGAACGGACCCGCCACCTACCCAGCTTCAATGGGTACCGCGCGGTTCCTGGTGGCGCTGGGCCGCTCGCCGCTGGCGCGGGAGCGGTCATCGAGCGGCGCGAAAGTGACGAGCGGACGTGGCCGATGCGGGAAGGAGGGGTCGGTGTCCCACACCCCTGCCACGATCCCACCCTCTCCAGGCTCTCCCGGTGCGCAGGATCGGGTCGACCGTCCGACGGACGCCCTTATTCCCGCCGATCCGCCGCTGCGCCCCCACCCCGGTGTTCCGAGGAGTGCCCGGAACCAACGTAAGACGGTTGTATGCTCACAGGATCGGGCCGTGCCGCCCCCGCATGCGACCCCTGCTCCTGCTGGTCCTGGTCGGCTGCGCGCCCGCGTCGCCCGAGGAGCTGTTCGTCTTCCCGCCCGGCACGGAGCTGCTCAAAGTGGACACTGCCCCGTTCCGCGAGCGCTGGGCCGCGGCCGGAATGCCCGACCCGAGCGGCTGCCCGGCGGTCACAGAGGCGCGCGTCTCGTCGGAGTTCTTGCAACTCGTGTGTGGGCTGCCGTCCTGCTACGCACGGAGCTACACCGGCGGTTCATGTTGCTGGGCGTGCGCGCGGTACCTGACCGAAGCGCCCACCGTCCTCTTCTTCCCGCCCACCGGCGAGCCCGCGCCGGGCCACAGCGAAGCGGACGAGCTGCGCCACGAGACATACCACGCGTGGATCGCGTGCCTGCTCGACGTGTCGGGCGATCCGGCGCACCAGCTCACGATCTGGCGCTGATCACTCCTCCGCCAGCGCCCACTCGCCCTCGAAGTCGTCGGCGGTGACGTGCTCCTCGTCCGCCAGCTGGCTGACCCACGGATATGCGCTCGCGCCACGCACGCCGCGCCGCCGGAACATGCTCACGTAGCGCACGGGCGCCCAGCCCGGTGCGCCTTGTAGCGCGCGCCGCTCGACCCACACCTCGTAGCTGCCGTCGGCGTACTTGACGTGGCTCAGGTCCATGCCTGGAGTGTAGCACAGCTTTTCTGCGTCTGCCCGCAACAAAAAGCTGGAATATCAGCTTGCGTTTTGGCAAAAGCGTGGTAAAATATAAGGTCACGATCAGAGCAGCAGAGAAACGACAGCAGTTTCAAGAGCTGAACAGTTGATCAGCTGCTTCGTGATCGCGCGACGCGCAAGCGCTCGCGCGGGACACGCGGTGCACTGCCCGCCGCGTGGTAATGATGCCACACCTGCGAGCGGGAAGGAGGGGTCGACCCTTCCCGCGAACCCGGTGCGCCCCGGCCCGGCCGTCTGCCCTTTTCCCGCCCCTGCATGAAGAAGCTCGCGATTCTCCTTGCGTTGGCTATGCCCGGCACGGCCTGGGCACTGTCCAGCATCGTCGACACCTGGCCCGGGATCGGGCAGAACCGTCAGCTCGATTCGCTGCGGTGCTACGCGCTCGCGTTCGCGCCGGCCGACCAGCAGCGCGCCACGTACACCTGTCAGAACGGCAGCTGCACCGCGCGGGTGACCGTGCCCTGGCTGGGCGGCTATACCACGCTGCGCACGACAGCGCCCGCGGGCTTCACCTGGTACGAAGTGGTCACCGGCGGCGGGACCTGGCTCGCGACGCTGTACACATCGAGCCCGTCCGGTGACACGATCATCAGCCACTGGCCGCAGGGCGGCCCAGGCAGCACTCCGATCGGCGAGTGCACGTACCCGAACGTCGCGCCAGTGGGCAAGGTTGCGCGGCGCGTGGGTGGCATCTAGCGCGCAGCGTGCGCCGTCCCGTGCATGGAGATGCCAGCTAACACCATGCTCGGGACGGTCCCGTGGTACGACGCCGACAAGGGGAAGGTCGGTAAGTTCGTCTGCGGAATGGGACTACAGCTGTGGCTTGACCAGACGCCGTGGCGCCGGGACTACGAGGCGAACCGCAAGCGCTTCCGCGGCCGCAACTCGAATCGCATGCGGCGACTCGACGGCGTGGACCGCGACAACGCGCGCCTGAACCTGACCAAGGCGACGATCGAGACGCTGGTGTCGCGGGTCGGCTCGAGCCGCCCGCGCCCTCGCATCCTGGTCACCGGCGGGAACTGGAGCCTTCGCGCCAAAGCGAAGAAGATGCAGAAGTTCCTCGATCAGGTTTACAAGGCGTCGAAGATGTACGAACTGGCCAAGGGCTGCGTGCGCGACGCCATGCTGGCCGGCACCGGGGTGCTGTTCCACTACGCCGACGTGCCGCGCCGTCGCGTCATCACGGAGCGCGTGCTACCGGGCGAGTTGCTCTGCGACGTGGCGGAGGCATACACCGGCTGCCCGCAGACCATGATCCGCATCAAGCACTTCGCGCCCGAGGTGCTCGCTGGCATGTTCCCGAAGCACGCGGACCGCATCGCGGCCATGGAGACCGTGAGCGCGGTCGAGCTTTCGCCCGACATGGTGGAGAGCAACACGCGGCTCATCCGTGTGTACGAGGCGTGGCACCTAGCGCGCCCGCTCGACGTGGGGGCGAAGGACGAGGAGGAGCGCCACGTGGAGGGCCGCCACGTCATCGCGGCCGGCGACCTGACCCTCGTTGACGAGGGCTGGGAATATGACTACTTCCCGTTCACCTTCCTGCACTGGTGCCCGCCCACCGAGGGCTTCTGGGGCGACAGCGCGGCCGCGGAGATCCGCGGCATCGAGCGCGAAGCCAACATCATGCTGCAGCGCGTGCAGAAGGCCATGAAGCTCACGGGCCAGCCGATGATCATGGCGCCGCGCAGCGCCAAAGTGGCGCGCGCGAAGATCACCGACGAGATCATGTGCCTGGTCGAGTACGACGGCCAGGTGCCGCCGCAGATCACCACGGGCGCGCCGTCGCACCCCCAGGTGCTGCAGCAGATTTGGGACCTGAAGCGTGCCGCGTTCGAGCAGCTCGGGACCAACGAGTACCAGGCGAGCGCGGTCAAGCCGCCCGGCATCGAGTCGGGCCGCGCGCTAGAGCAGCTGTCTGAGGAGCACGTGGTGCGCTTCAAGGACTTCGTGCAGCGCTTCGAGATGATGGTCGCGGAGGACGTGGCGCGCCAGGTGCTGCGCTGCGCGCGCGAGCTGGACTGCCGGCTGCGCGACAAGGGCGTGCGCGAGGGCTACGTGGTGCATAGCGCCGACCGACGCACGGCGCTCAGGCTCGCCTGGAAGGACGTCGCCATCAGTCCGGACGACATGTTCGTCGAGACCTGGCCCACCAGCATCCTCCCGCTCACACCGAGCGCGCGCACCGAGGAGATCCAGCGCTGGCAGGACGCGGGCTGGATCACGCCCCAGCGCGCCATCGCGCTGGCGGAGATCCCCGACCTGGAGAGCGAGGGGGACCTGCTGACCGCGGATTGCGAACTGCTCGATTGGCAACTGGAGCAGATGCTCGACGACGGGAAGGACGTGGCCCCCATAGTGCGCCAAAACCTGGAGTATGCGCTGTTGCGCGGCACGTACGCGCTGGAAGTGGCCATGAAGGACGGTGTGCCGCTCTCCCACCAGGACAAGCTCTCCGTGTTCCTGGACCAGGTGCAGGCGCTGCTCGACGCGAAGCAGGCCGCCGAAGTCGGGCCCCAGGGCATGCCCGGACCGCTGCCGCTCCCAGGCGCCCCGGGCTCGCCGATGCCGGGCCTTCCCCCGCCCCCTGGTCTTCCCGCCCCTGCAGGACCCATGCAGGGTCCAGGAGGCATGATTCCCAATGGCTGAACTCGCACCCGCGGCAGTAGCCGCACCAGAGACCCCCGCCGCGCAGCCCACGGCTGCGCCGGGCGCTTCTGCTCCAACCGCCGCCGTGGCCGACGCCGATGCGGCGGATCTCGCGCAAGCGATGGCGTTCCTGAAGGGAGACGCACCAGCGGCGGAGAAGCCGGCAGAGCCGGCGCCTGCGCCCGCTCCTGAGCCAGCCAAGGTCGAGCCCGAAGCAAAGCCCGTACCCGCCGAGTCGGAGGACACGAAGGCCATCCTCGCGCGAATGGCGCGGCTCGAGTTCGAGGCCGAGTCGGCGCGGGAAGAGGCGGCGCGGCTGCGCGCGGGCGAGGAGCACGCCGCGAAGTTCGCGAAGATCCAGGAGTTGAAGGCGGCGCGCAACTTCCAGGCCGTGCTGGTCGAGCTGGGGGTCACCGCGGACGAGCTGCAGAGCATGATCCTCGAGGGCAACAAGCCGCTCGCGCCGGAAGTGGTCGAGCTGAAGAAGCAGAGCGAGGAGCTGGCGCGCTTCAAGCAGCAGCTTGAGGCACGCGAGCAAGCCGCGGCCCAGGCGCGAGCGCAGGCGGACTTCAAGTCCAAGGAGCTGGCCCCGAAGCTCACGCCGGACGCGTTCCCGCTCGGGCGCGCCGTCTACGGCGACGCCCTGGTGGACGAGGTCTTCGCGGTGCTGCAGCACCAGTACCGCTCGGGCGACAAGAACCCGAGCATCACGGCGGCGGCCCAGGTGGTGGAGAACTACCTGAGCGGCATTCGCGCGAAGCTGGCGCCGTCCCAAGCAGCCGAGCCCACGCGGGCCGCGGCTGCCACACAACCCACAACGACGCTCACGAACGCACCGACCACCGCTCCGCGGGTGGCGGCGGACATGGACACTGATGAGGGCCGGTACGAAGCCGCGCTCAAACTGTTGAAAGGTAACTAAGAAATGGCTGCCACCAACCAGACCTTGAGCAACGCCTCCGCCGCGCTCAAGATTCTCTACAGCGAGCGCAAGCTGAAGGAAATCGGCTACACCGATCACCCCTTCTGGGCGATGCTCTCGAAGAAGACCGACTTCACGGGCGAGAGCTACAAGATCCCCATCTGGTACGCCGCGAACCAGGGCGGTTCGCGCACGTTCAGCACCGCGCTCTCCGGCCGCAAGCCGAACAAGTACGCGGCGTTCAGCCTGACGCGCGCCAAGGATTACACGATCGGTCGCATCGACATCGAGGCGCTCAAGGCGTCGCGCAACGATCCGGGCGCCTTCCTGCGCCTCGGCCGCGCGAACATCGACGGCTCGATCCGCGCGCTCACCAACAACCTGGCAGTCTCGCTGTTCCGCAACCAGGGCGGCGCGCGCGGCCAGGCGGCCTCGCTCTCGACGAACGTGCTCACCCTGAGCAACGCGTCGGACGTGGTGAACTTCGAAGTGGGCATGACCCTCGTGAACAGCACCACGGACGGCACGTCCGGCTCCGTGGGCTCGGGCAGCACCGAGATCACGGCGGTGGACCGCCGCGCGGGCACGCTGACGGGCTCGAACAACTGGACCAACTTCAGCGCCAACGACTACCTCTTCCGCGCGGGTGACTTCGGTGTCAGCGTGGCGGGCGTGCAGGCGTGGGTGCCGGTGTCCTCGCCGAGCGCGACCGCGTTCTTCGGCGTCGACCGCACCGTGGACAGCCGTTTGTACGGCCAGGGCCACGACGGCAGCAACCAGGACATGATCGACGCGCTGCTCGACATCGACATGAAGCTCTACCGCGAGGGCGCGCGCTGTGACCTGGCGTTCGTCAACCCGGCGGACTTCAACAGCATCCGCAAGCGCCTGGGCGCCGACGTGATCTACGACAAGATCACGCCGAAGGACATGGCCTCCGTGTCGTTCAACGGCATCCAGATCGTCGGCATGACGGGCAGCCTGAAGCTTGTGGCCGACAACAGCGTGCCGGTCGGCAACGGCCTGGTGACGCAGATGGACAGCTGGGAGTGGGCGTGCCTCGAGCTGCCCGGCCTGCAGTCCAACGAGCTGACCGGCGAGGCCCTCCGCATCGCGGAGGACGAGGACAGCGTCGAGTACCGCTGTGCCTATTACGGCAACCTCGGCAACCACGCGCCGGCCTTCTCGGGCACGGTCAAGTTCTACTAAACCGCACACAGAGCCCGGAGACCCACACACCATGCTCAAGTCAGGAATCGCCCCGCTTGCGACCTTCAGCGATCACTCGCTGGTGTTCGTCGCGGGAAAGGTCGCGATCGGCGCCACGGGCGCCGTCGGGACCAAGACCGGGAAGGGCTTCACGGTGACCCGCACGGGCGCCGGGCTCTACACCATCACCTTGGATGGCACGGGCGGCTGCGCCAACATCCTGCACGCCGACCTGGTAATCGTGCCCGCCTCCGCGGCTGCGACCCAGCTCGCCACCGTGCTGACCCACGGCGCTTCGACCCGCACCATCACGGTGCAGACGAGCGCCGAGGCGACGCCGAACACCGCGGCCGACCCCCCGTCGGGCTCGATCCTGAGCCTCTTCGTGGTGGCCTCGACCCAGTGACACCGTAGCTGTCCTCCACCGGCCCCCGCCCGTCTCCTCCGCGGGCGGGGGCCACCTTTTTTGAGGTCCCGCCCCTCCTTCCCGCCCGCAGGTGACGCATGGAATCGACGGCCGTAGCAACCATCATCACGCGAGCGCGGCGCCGCTGCGACGCCGAGACGGCCACGCCGACGGCTGACTTCATCACGGACGCGGAGCTGCTCGACTACCTGAACAGCGCGTACAAGGAGCTGGTCGACCAGATCGCGGACAGCAGCGAGGGTGGGCTCGAGATGTTCGCCACGAGCGCCACGCTGACTAGCCCCTACACGCTGCCGGCCGGCTTCTACCGGCCGGTCGCGCTGGATGTGCCTGGCACCGGTACGACCACGTGGATCACGGCCCCACAGTTCAACTTTCAGCAGCGCAACAACTACACCAACGGCGAGCGGCCCATGTGGCGCATCATCGGCGGGCAGCTGCGCTTCTCGCCGGAGACCGCGGCGCCCACGAGCGTGCGACTGTGGTACATCCCGGTCGTGGCGGCCATCAGCTCGGGCGACAGCATCGTGACCTACAACGGGTGGGATGACTACCTGGTCGGGAAGCTGATGTATGCCATCCTGGAGAAGGAAGAGCGCGACACCGCGCCCGCCGCGCGAATGGTGGCCGGTGCAACGACGCGCATCGAGCGCGCCATCATGCGATTCAACCAGGCGACGAGCCAACGCGCGGACCGTGTTGAGTTCATGCCCGAGGACGTCTTCGACACCACCGGCACCTACAGCGGGTGAGCC